AACGCCATCTGCCAGAAGGCGTAGCCGCCGGCGGCGCGAGCTTCGGCGCCGTAGCGGTACTTCTTCCGCATGAAGACGTTGTCGGAGTCCATCGTGGTTTGCTGGACGAACACCGGCTTCTTGCGCTCCTGGTAGACCAGCGGCTTCACCGGCTTGGTGGTGTCGAGCAGGAACCAGGCGGTGTCGCTGGTCAGGCGGGCGTTGACCCCGACCTCGGCGGTGCCCTTGTACGGGTTGGGCTTGCCGTCTTCGAGCCGGTCGTTCTTCATCAGCGCGTTGGCGATGTCTTCAAGCGCGGGCGGCACTTCCAGCACTGTGGGGTTGATGTTGAGCGGGCGGCCCTCGTCGTCCTTCATCTTGCGCAGCGCAGTACGGGCGGCGCCGTAGCTGGCCTGAGCGGCGGCCAGCGTGGAGATGCTCAGCACCATTGTGCCTTTGTTGGAGACCACGCCTTTACCCACCGGGTGATCGGTGTCGAAGAAGTACTGACCGTCGTAGCACCGTGACTCAAACGCTTCGTTGAGCAAGTCGCTCACGATCTCGTCGGGCAGCTGCTTCGCGGACCAGCCCGCCATCTGGGCCTGGGGCGCGTAGATGCCCAGGTTGTCGTCTTCGATGTGGTTGCGGTCCACTTCGATGGTGGCTTCCCAGTCGTCGTTGACGACGGTGTAGCCGTGGCCTTTCAGGCTCTTGATCGCCTTGTCACCGATCCACTTCCGCATGCGCGGGAAGTTTTCGAGCCAGTTATAGTTGTTCTCGCTGCCGCTGCTGGGCACCAGCATGGCCACCTTATCCCAATTGGTTTCGGTGGTTTCGAACGCCTTGTTATAGGTGGTCTTCAGGTTCTTGAAGATCAGATCCAGGGCTTGTTTGTTGATCAGCATGGTCCGCTGCTCCTGTTAGTGAGGGAGGGGTCCGGGCGGCTTACGCCACCCAGACGCCGTCCTCATCGATTTGAATGACGGTGCCGCAGGCGGACTGGGTACCGGTGCCATCGGTGCCGGAGACGGTTTCGTCGTCTTCGATGTAGCAGGTGCGGCCCAACGACGCCTGGGTCACCGGGTCGCCGGAGGAGTTCTCCCACTTGAACGCCTCGCCGCGACGCACCAGCACTTGCCGATCGCCGTCAGCGCCTTCGCTGTTGTCGACGTACTCCTCGAAACGGCCGAAGTAGGCCAGCCCGGTGGCGGTGGTGCCGGGCTCGCCATAGCCATCAGCGTTGATGACGGCCAGGCCGCCGGCGTAGGCCACGGCGGCGGCCGCCAGGGGGACGGCGACCAGCGGGCCGTCCTTATAGGGGGTGTTGCGATCTCCACTGAGCATGGGTTTTCTCCAGATGCGAAAGGGTCAGCCGGCGGGGCTTAGCCGCCGTACTTCTTCAGGTCCTCGGCGCTGTTGCCGAACATCTCCGCCGCGCGCTGCTCTTCCTGGTTGAGCGCGGTCTGCTTGTCCTTGTCGTGCTCGCGCTTATCCAGGTCGGTGTCGGCGGCGATTTGCGGCGCGGCCTCCACGTATTCCTTGAAGCGCTCCAGCCCGCCTTCCTGGCGGCACTGCGCCTTGTGGTACTCGGCGGTGGAGGGGGTGATCTTGCGGGCGTCCAGCGCGGCGTTGATCGCGGTCTCAATCTGCGCCTCCTGCTCGTCCTTCTGGCGCGCGTCCAGCTGCGCCTGCAGCTCGTTGCTGCGGTTGACGGCTACGTCGTAGTCGGCGCGCGGTACGAACTTGTCGAGGCCGGGCGTGGCGCGGTTGAGCGCGGCTTCCTTGTCGGCTTCGGCCTGGGTCTTGGCCTGCTCGGCGGTTTCCTTGTCCGCCTTCATCTGATTGATGGCGGCGACGGCGTCGTCGTCGGTGGCGCCGTCTTTAAGCGCCAGGGCTGCGATCAGGGCTGCGGAGAGTTTCACGGGTAGATCCTCCTCGGGTCCGGTACCGGACTGGTTGAGAGCGGTGATAAAGAGGTTGGGGTTGTTGGTGAGGCCGGCGCTGGTGATGCTTTGGATCACCCGGGTCTCGCGGTGGAACAGGAATACCGGGCTGATGTAGCGGTACTCGCGGTTGGCGACGGACGCCTTGCCGGCGTCGGTCCACTGGACGCGGCCCCAGATCGCGCCGTCGCGGACCTGCAGCTCGGGGATCCAGGCGGCGGCCGGGGCGCGCTCGCCCTTGGGCGCCTTGATCTCGGTGGCGTGCTCCCAGTCCAGCGGGGTGTCGCGGCCCAGCTCCAGGGTGCGCTGCACCACGGCCGCCGGATCCGGGTTGCGCCAGGTGCGGCCGTCGCGGCCGGTGACGGTCTCGCCGGCCGGCAGCAGCTCCAGCCACTCGGGCACGGTGCCGTCGGCGGGCAGCGCGAAGTTCAGGGCCAGCAGCAGATCGCGGCCATCGGCTTCACGGCAGAGGGCTTTGCGAATCGAGGCGGCGAGTGTCGGGTTCGAATAGATCATGGGGCCAGCGTAGGGCCGGCCGTCTCACGCGGAGAGACTGAAGCGGTTCAGTACCTGGTGAGGGAGGGGGGAGGATTGGGTAACGATACTACGGCGGCTCGGGGCGGGCAATTTGCCCGAGCCTCTCAGAGGCGCTCTAAGGCCCGACAGGGCCAGCCCGGTGCGCTGGCCCTGCTTTGCTTGGAGAGGCCGTTTAAAGACCTGTTAATGAACGCCATACGGCCCGGTTTCAGGATGAGAACGGGGTAGGATTGCCGAATCTCCCTAGCGAGAGCGGAACCAGGGCGCCGGCGGCACCTCTTTGTGGTGGCCATCGTAGAACACGATGTAGGTCTCGTTGCCGATGCGCACGCCGACCGCGTGATGGTCCGGATCCACGTAGTTGCGGCGGGTGACGAACTGCTCGCCGTCGCTCCAGGCTTCCACCAGCAGCTTGACCGGCTGGGCGCCTGGCGGCACGTCCTCCCGTCGGATCGCGCCCCGACAATCCAGGAAGCGGTACTCCCCGTCGCGCTTGAGCACGCCGACCGGCCCGCCCCGGCCGGCGGGGTAGGTGTGCACGCGGTGGTTCTGGCGGCGGTAGATGGTGATGGGTATGAAGCTGTCCATGCGGACAGTCTACACAGGGTCGGGCGGCCCGCAACGCTAGCCGCCGTCGTTGAAGCGGGCCTCGGACTGGGCGGCCTTGTCGGCGATCGCCTGGCGCCGGCGGGCGCCGGGGTTGTAGTCCCAGCCGGGGTCGATGCCGGTGGGGATCTGCTGTTCTTCGCCGGTGCGCTGGTTGACCCAGGTGCGGGTGCGGATCTGCGGGGCCTCGGTGGTGACCCGGCCGGAGGCGATCAGCCGCTCGGCCTCCCGGCGGGACACCTGGCGCACCCAGCACTTGCAGCCCCAGCCGTTGGGCGGGTAATGGGTCTGCCAGAACGGATGGTCGGCGGGCAGCAAAATGCCGAGCCAGCCCCGATGCTGCTCGCGGTGCTCGCGGCTGGGGCCCAGCTGGTAGAGCAGATAGGGGTGGGTGCGCTTGGTGCGCTGCACGCGGTCCCACTGGCCGGCCGCCCGGGCGGTGCGCATGTTGGTGCGGTAGATGGTGCGCAGCCGGCGGGGGCTGCCCAGCTGGGCCTCCACCCGCTCGCCGCGCTGCGGATCGTAGGCCTCGCCCTTGCCCCACCAGCCTTTGTCCTGCAGCACCGGGGTCAGGCGCTTCTGGAACTCGGCGAAGGTCTGGCCTTCTTCCAGGGCTTCCGCCACGGCGTCGCGGATATCCGACAGGATATCGAAGCGCATCGCCTTGGCGACCGTGAAGTTGAGATCGTGCTCGTCGCGCCACACGTCTCGGAAATCAAAGCCCGGCTGCAGGGCCTTGGCGCGGAAGTACTCGAGCGCTTCGCGGGGGACCGGGCCGGCTGCCATGCTTACTCCCGGTCCTGTTCGTCGGAGACGTCACCCAGGCCGCGCGCCTTGAAGGTGGTGGTGGCCATCCGCCGGACCACCTCGGCCGGGTCCATCTGCTCCATCACGGCGGGCAGGCCGGCCAGGAAATCCTCATAGCTGTCGCTGTTCTGTAGCAGCTGCTCCAGCGGATCCACGATCGGGCCCATCTGCGCCTGCCAGTCCTGCAGCGCCTCTTCCTCCAGCTCGTCCACGTAGCTCTGGGCGGCGCGCTCCTGGTTGCGAGCGGTGGCCAGGCACGACGGGCAATGGGCGGCGTGGTTCTGCGCCGGCGCCAGGGGCGCCGGGGTCTGCGGCGCCTGCAGCAGCACGGCGCCCTTGGCCGGATCGGGCAGGCGCAGTCTGTCGCGCATCACGCTCTCTTCCACCCGCATGCCCATAGGCACGAGCGTCTGCAGCGCTTTCACCAGGCCGTCCAGATTCTCGGGGTCGGGCACTGGCAACTTGAACTGCGGGTAGTGCTTTTGCGGGCCGAAGTTCAGGTCGATGAACGGCTGGATCAGATCCCGCTGGATGGTCATCTGCAGCTGCTTGGCGTCGAACTTCTGAATGTCCTCGCGCACGTCGTTGTGGACGTCAGCCTGGTTGCTGCCCAGGCCAGCGGACTGGGCGTCGGTGGTCATGGTCTGGCCGAGTACTGCCTTGGAGACCTGGCTGTCCATGTAGTTGGCCAAGCGCTCGAACAGGTTCTCGCCGCCCCGGCTGCTGCCCGCTTCCTGGAAGTCGATGCGCATGTTCTCGGGG